CAAAGACGGCAGACGGAGATTGGTTCTTTACAGGTCCGGGCGGCAAGACCGGTGTCGCCAAGCAGGGCACACGGGCATTTGAATCGATCGCCTCCGAAGCGGCAGGCAAGGGCAGCCTTTACGGTAAGGAAGGCTACGCGGGTCCGGCAACGTCCGAAGGAGAAGAGGGCGATGCACCGGAGGGGCAATCCTGGGCTGACGCTCAAGTAGACCCTGAGGGCTATTACGCAGAGGCGGAGAAGGAAGAAGCGGATGAAAAACCGGCGGAGTCCAAGGAGATCAAGCCTCCTAAAGACATCCAGGGAAGTTTCTCACTGGACAGCCCGCCACCAGCGCATAGCCCTGCCAAGATGAGCAGGTTTCTGGACGAGAACGACCCGGTATCGGCAGAGAAGCTAACGGCATTTATCACTCACGCTAATTATACTGACCGGAAGGCTGCGGCCCAGATGTTTGTGGACACGATGAACGCTAAGGCCGAAATGGCCTCGCTGGCTAAACGGTCAGGTTCGTTCACGGAATCGAGCAACCTGTCTATGGGGGAGGCGAACCGATACGCTAATCTCCGGCAGGCGTTGGGTGTTCCTTCGACTTTATCAGATCGAGTCGTCGCCGCGTCCATGTCTGCTGGCATCGGGGCGGCGGCGGGCGCCCCGTTTGCGGGTGTTGGTGCGGCACCTGGGGCCATTATCGGAGGGGCCTACGGGCTTCTTAGGCCGAGGGATATTCTCAAGCTCAACCTTGGGACTCCTGCCGGGACGGTCGCCACATCACCTGGCGCCCCCGTATCGGGCTCTGGTGAGGATATTGGCGCGTTGCTGGAAGAACAATTCAAATCCGAATGAGGTGATTTTTGCCACTTAGCGGTAAGCAGATTCAGGGGATCATTCGCACCCACACATCCAAGTCTCGCAATGAACGGCGGGACTGGGACAAGTGGCGCTCTTGGTATATGTCTGAGTATTGGAGCCGGGATCAGGAGCAGCCCAGCGGCTCTATGTCGGTTGATGGTACCCTTTCTGAGGATGTCAACTTTGAGACGAACTACCCGTATGCTTTCATCGACACGATGATTGCCAACGTGTGTCCTCAGAATCCACAGGTCACCGTGCTGGCCCGGAGAGACGGGCTCAAACCTGCGGCCAGGTTTAGGGAAGCGTTGATCAACGACACGTTCCGCCGCAATGACCTCCACTCTCTACTGTGGAAGGCGTCAACTAATAGCGCGATCTGCGGTCGGAGCCTGATGAAAGCGGTGTGGAACTTCCGAAAGAATGCTGTGGAGGTTTTTAGTGTGGACCCTCGCTACATCTTCTTCGATATGTCGGCAGCCAAGTTTTCGGACATTCGCTACCTGATCGAGGTGACCGTCCTTACAGAGGCGGAGTTCAAGACTCGCACAGAAAAGAAGGGTACAAAAGGGGCACTCTACAATAAGAAGGTGGCGGACAAGGCTACCTTTGGCGGGTTCCCTTCATTCCTTAAAGACCACGCTAGGGACAAGACGTACATCAACGAAGCGTCACGCGATGTCTACAAGTGGGTCACCGTCTATGAGGTCTATGACTTTGAGGGCGAGGGTAGATACTACCACTTCTTAGACCAGATGGAGGAGCCTCTCTTTGAGGGAGAACTACCCTATCGGTACATCCGCAATCCGTTTGTGCTCTTGGCATTCAATAACAACATGACAGACCTTGGCGGCCTGTCGGATGTGAAGTTGGTTCAGTCGCTTCAAGAGAGGCTCAACGAGATCGATACTCTCGAGCTATGGCACGCGCACACCTCCACTCCGGTGATGATGGTGAACACGTCCTTAGCAGACAACCCAGAGGACATCCTGTCCGCCCTACAGGACGCGAACCAACCAGGGTCCATGATCCAAGTTCAGGGAAAAGCGAACGCACCGCTCCGAGACATCATCGGGGCCACCCCGGTTCCGCAGTTCTCTCCTTCTTTTTCAGAGATGCGCTCAAGATGTAACAACGTTATCGAGTTCATTCTGGGTATTCCGCAGTATTCGCGAGGAGTCGTTGGGGTGGCGGACGTAGCAACTGAGGTTGCCCTCGCGGATACTGCAACCCGTACCCGAAATGGTCGGCGCATCAAGATGGTTGAGGACGCGATCACCTCGCTCTCAGAAAGAGTCATAGGGCTCTACGAGGAGTATCTCGATGCCGACTCCAAACTACCCATTCGTCTGACAGACAGTCAAGAGGTTTTGGATGTTTCACGGGAAACGCTACGCCTTCGTCCCCAGAGAGACCCGGCTGAGGAGCCTCTGGACTTTGACTATGATGCGCTTCCATACTCCCCTACCGAGAACCACAAGCTCATCCAACTCCAGAAGTTCCAGCAATACTTCCCGATTTTGATGCAGTCTCCGAATGTGGACAAAGACAAACTTATTATCAAGCTGCTCGACCTTCTCCAGATGCGGGATGTCCTGACAGAAGGACCGCCGCCGACTCCGGCCCCGATGCCTGGAATGGCCCCGCCGATGGCCCCCGGTCTTCCGCCTGAGGCTGCTCAAGCCCCCGGAATGGGCGGCCCTGTTGAGGGTGTCAATATAGGCGCAGGCGAACTTCCGCCAGGAACGGAGCCTGCACAGGTGCCACTACCCGCAGGCGGCCCCGGTCTTCCGGCAGTCTAGGGGGAGTGATGCGAGTTCCGGTCAAGATTTTACTAGGGATTTTAGGTACTGCCCTTCGTTATGTTCTTCCTCTTTTAGATAAGCGAAAGAAGAAGAAGGAGCGCAAGTAATGCCTGTATATGACTTCAAGTGTCCCCAAGGGTGTGGTTACTTTGACGACATCTTTGTTCTGCTGGCAGATCATGGCACAACAACGTGCCCCGAGTGTGGGGTGTTGATGGATACGGTGATCGGCACGGTTCCCATCATCGGCCCGATGCCGTCGAACCCTCTGGTTATGAAGCAACTAGGCCGAACCTTTGAGTCGGGTTCGGAGTGGAGGCAGTACCAACGGGAGAATCCCGACTGCGAAATGGTGTCGGCTGACTCATCTTCTTGGCGAGAGCACAAAGAGTCAGTGCGTGACAAAGCAGAGTCGAGGGCCAAGCGTGAGGGCTACCGAGACTTTGAAGATAAAAAGCGCCAGCGTAAAGAAGAAAAAGTAAAGCGCTCTGGAAAACTTGACAATAAAATTTTTATTCACTAAAGACACTACGAAGAGGTACTTATTATGCCTATGATGACCGAGCTTCTTGAAGCAATACAAGAAAGTCCCCCGCAAGACGAGCAGGGGCTTCGTGAGCTACTGGATAAAACTGGGTACGATCTGGTGATGAAAGAGCCCGGTGGAGAAGAGGGCGACTCCGGGGAATCTGATGAGTACGCGGAGGACAAAGGACCGGACGCTGAAGAGGGCGAAGAAGAGGCGGGAGAAGAGGTGCTGGAGGGCAGTGAAGACAAGGCGGCAGATTTCTTGTCGAAGATGATGCCCCCCGGAATTTCCCCCGAGCCGATGCCTGGTGAGAATCCTCGTGTAAAGGTTCGCCGGATGACTGTGATCGCAGCAAACAAAGCCGTGAAAGGCGAGAAGAAAGGGAGGTAATCTATGAGCGAAGAAACTGAGGCAGGGGCGTCTGCTCCGGCATCTGAAGCGGTCGAGGTCTCTTCGGAGGCAGTCTCCGCAGAATCTACTCCTGTTGAGGCTGAAGCTGAAGCGTCTTCCGACTCTTCGGATCTCTCCCTTTCCGATGCGACAGATGAAAGCGAAGCGGCCCCTGCCTCTTTCCCTTCTGCCGATGAGTTCGGCTGGGACGATTGGGACGGCACGGACGACGCTCTCCCTGAGCCTATTCGTTCTTGGGGTAGTCGGCTCAGTACACACTACTCTTCCGCCGCTGATACGAAGATCAAAGAACAGCAAGAGTCCGCTGAATACACTCAGAGGCTTTACGATGCCCTGATGTCGGGTGACGAAGACCCGCGTATTTCAGAATACTCAACCAAGATCTCAGACTGGGAAACCAAGTTTGGCGAACTCGACGATAAGCACTCTTCGATGTCTACGGAGTATCAAGAGTTCAAGGACAGTGTAAACGCGGCTATCGAACAAGAAGCCACAGAATACGCCAACTCATTCAGAGAAAGTAACTCTGATTTATTTTCCGACAAACAACTTGCCGGAACTTTTGCAGACCTGCTCGAAGAGGGCTGGGATCTTGAGACAGCAGCGGAAGCCTCGCGCCTTCCGTCTTCTGTTCTCGAGGTTGCAAAAAAGGCCAAGGCAGACGGGGTGCCTGATTCCTATGCGCTTAAAATCGCAATGGGAACCAAGCGACCAGCCCCTGCTCCTAGACCTGGTGCCAAACTTACAGCCGGGGCCACAACCCCGAGTCGTTCTCCAGAACAGACTAAGTTGGAAGACACAGCGGCGATGTCCTTGAAGGACTGGAGAACTCATGTAGCGCGAAAAGCACTAGGCCAAAACAACCGTAGGAGGTAAACATGGCTATTTCACCAGATGTATTAGCGACAGCGCTCAATGAGCTTATGCCGTCGTACAGCGAAATGTTCGTTAAGTTCCATCCCTTGATGGAAAAAGTTATGACTAATGGCAACATGGACCGCGCAGCGCTGAAAGGCCCGAAGCGTGAGTTTGCAGTTGTCACCAATGGACCCGGAACGGTGACGCAAGTTACGACAGGCTCGGAGATCATTGCAGGCGGTCGGGCGCAAAACGCTCATCGCGGCAACGTGGTCGCCCCTCGCTTGATCTACGCTTTTGATGTCCCCGGAAAGGATCTTGCCGAAGCAAACGGCGCGATGGACCTCGCTCGTATTCTTCAGCACTACCCGGAGTTGGCCCTGTCTGACTTCCACGAGCGGATCTCCAATCAGCTTGGCACCGGCAATGGCTCGGGCGTCGGCGGTTTTGTGACCCTCAATGGTAACACCACTTTCTCTCCTGACGGCACTGCTCGCCAGGGCATCCTTCAGCAGTCCGCTGCTTCCACAAACACCGTTCACGGTTTGGTTTGTGAGAGCGGCGCAAGCGGGATCTCCGGCTGGCAGAACCAGTACCAAGACATCACCTCGTTCGCAGTGAACGGTCGGAGCCAAATGCGTAAGGCATACTTCGCCGCTTCTCGTCAGGGCAAGACCTCTGGTCCTGTCGATCTGATGATCGGTGATGAGAGTTCCTACCTGAACTACATCGAAGACTTGGATGACCAAGTTCGCGTGGTCAAGGTTGAAGGCGACAAGTCTCCCGCACTGGTTCGCCAGGGTGTGAAGTTCCTCGACGCTGATTTCTACCTCGACGACTCCATTGACACGTCTAGCTCGCTGTTCTCAGCCAATGCACAAGATGGAGTCATCTACGGTCTGAAGACCCCCACCTGGAACCTGTTCACGATGGGTCACGATTCGTCTCGCGAAACGAAGGGCGATTTTGCTCTCCGCGGACCGTTCCGTATCCCCGATCAGGACATCTACCGCTATGAGCTTGTGCTCATGATGGGTCTGCATACCACTCAACTTCGTTCCAACTTCGTCGTCACTGGCGGCGGTACGCCTTAGGAGGCCATCATGGGATTTACAGCAGCAGGTATTAGTACCTCAACAGTTACAACCGACGCACAGGCCCCTCTTGGCTTTGAGTTGACCGTCTCAACGGCCAGCAAAGGAAACCAAGTTTGGATCTATGTGAAGTCGGCGGCGGCTGACCTCAATCATGGTGACGTTTGCGAGATTAACGCGAACGGCACCCCATATGAGGTCAAAGAGTCTACAGGCGCTATTGGTCAGAAGATGGTGGGCGTTGCTCAACATTTTATCGCCAACGGTTCCTTCGGCTTCGTGCTCAAAAGCGGTCCCGCTGATTACGTTTTCACTGGAGGCAGTGTGAGCGCAGGTGACTTGCTTATGAGTGCCGCAAGTGGCGCAGGCGCTACCGCGACGATCAGTACGGCGGGACATATCGCCTCGATCTTCGGGTACGCAGAAGCTGACGATGGCAACACCACCGTTGGTGGGGTCACGCGCTCAACGTGCTCGGCTATCCTGCGTCGATGAATCTGAAAGAGATTCGTACCGCGATGTTCGCCCAGGCGGACTGGGCTCCAACCCAGTCCCCTGAGGCGATCACTCGTGTGAACGGCTTTATCAACCGGGCTTACAATCAGTTAGCCTTGGAAGCGCCGTTTCTCTTTTTTGAATCTAAAGTTCATCTTGCCACCGAAAAGGACGTGAAGTCGCTCGGTGGACTCTCTACCAACATTCCTGACCGCATCCAGTTGTCGGGAACCAACACCCTTCCCTTGTCACCTACGGAGCGTGATCCGTGGACGTGGAAGGCAACATTTACCCACGCACAAGCCGAGGCCGCGCCTACGGACTTAAATGTGTGGAAGTACGACCGGTCATGGGACGGTCGTATGATTGAGATCACAGCCCATGACGGCACGCTTGTTCGGAATCAGATCCGTTCGATTTGGAACAACTCGGGCACGTATCATATCACGCTTGCTCGCCCTTGGGACATCGGCACTTATGGCGATGGGACCGCCACTGACTCGGAAGGTATCGCGGGTTTTAAGTACCGCATCTTTACCGAGTCTTACGCGCTCCCTGACGATCTTATCGAACTCAAGTCTGCCCGTCTTCGGGACGAGACGAACAACTGGCCCCTCGACGTATTCGGACAACAAGAGGCGGAACAGCACCAGCTAGACGGCCCCGACAGCCAAGTGGCAGCGGGCATTCCTCGAGTCATCTTCAGAAGAGGTCACCAGAAACTTCGCGGCCCGTCCGTACCCCCCGTCGCGGAGGCTGCCATCAACGCGGGCGGAGAAGTGCAAAAAATATGGCGGGGACCAGAACCACCAGGCACGTTCCAGTACAAAGTGACGTACACTTGGGGTAAGCGGGACGTAGAGTTTCAACTCCCCGGCATGGGGCACTGGGAGGGCTTCGCGCAACCCCTAAACATCTTGGATACTACGACGTTCCCCTCCAATCCGGGGAATAGTACGATAACCTCGGGCGACTCGTCTTCACGTAACAGAGTGCGAACACCGCGCTTTGAGTCACCATCTTCTCCCGAGTCCGAAGTTGCGGACACCACAGAGTTTATGGCCGCTATCAGGTTGTCGCTTCCTAACATCACCTACGCCTTAGGATACCTGACTCAAGTTACCCACGGCGGGTCCACCTACACAAGGCAGTCGCTAAACCAAAGCGGCATGTATATCCGAATCTACCGGAAGCGCGTGACCACGGACTTGGGTGATTACGGAGCCTTATTGCAGCAGAGCACAGGGCTTATCGGGTCGCAGCTAGACTCGGCGGATGACTACTATCTTCTCGCAGAGTTCCGAGCGGACAAAGACAACGGCGGCGTCTTCTACGACAATGGTGAGTTCCTTCCTGATTACAGTCGAAGGCTCCGCGACATCAACGGGTATCAGACGATGGCATTCTACCCTAAGCCGGACAAGCGGTAC